GTCGATATCATAAGTCTTGAAAAAGACATATCGGCATGCAAGAGAGTTGTACATGGTGTTCAGTACAGCCGTAGATGGATTGCCAGATGGCTGGCTATGATTGAGTTGGTAAATAATGCAACCCATCAGGTGTTTTGAATTCACCAAGGCTTCCCACAGGAATCTTCTTACCCGTCTCTCTTCAGGCGTAGATCCCACGTAGTATTCCTCGATAATATCATAAACAACCCAGAGAATCTCGGGATTCAACGAACCGTCATAGTTCGAAAAATCACCAGCGATAACTCTGTTGCCTTTCGTTTGGAGTTTGTGGTAGAGTTGGGTCCACTCTCTCGACTGAGCTCGAATTCCAACCGCGCTTTCATTCACAATCCGATTCTTCATCATGTGGACAATAAAACATAAGAAATATTGCCTAAAAACAATGAGGAAATCCATTGGCGCTGCCGCGAAAACGCGGGTTTTGCCAGCTTGAACTTTCTCAATTGGGCGCGTTTCGTCCTTCAAGGTGTCAGTGAAAATGTAGTCAACCAACTGTCCCTTCTCCATCTGTGCAATCTGCTCTCTGATGGTGTTCTCGAGAGCAGCAGTGTGGTCGTTGTACTCCCACTCGTCGTGTCCGAACCATTGAGTCTTTCCCTTCGTCCTAGTCCATTGGCTCCAAGGATATCCCGCCGACCGCGATCTATTTATTGGTTTAAAATAGTCGGTGCCGGGTATTCCTTGGGTGGCTTCTTCAAAGGTCAAAACTCTCATGACTTCGGGGACTCCGATGCGATCAAGCATCTCAATGTAGTCGCGTCTCGCTTTCATAAGCGGTATTTCATCCAGCTTTTTAACTGGGCCAAACTGTTTTTCAACAGCTGTGATCATTGGACCTTGCGGGTGCAACGGTTCAGCTAGTTTGGCTGGCGCTACTTGAGTTTCAAAGATCTCACCAAAAATCTCCGTCTTCACGATTTTGCTCTTGGTATTAGCAAACGGAATTCGACTTATGGTTTCCAGCGGCAAAACGTTTCCCGCTCCTTGTTGCAAGAACTCTCCCATCTCATGGCCATAGACCATTGGGTTAGTCTTAACAACTGGTACAGGATCCTGATACACTGGCACATCATCCTCAAACAACTCAGCAAAAATTGGCACGGCATATGAAATGCCAGCACCATTGACTCCAGCTGCATGCAATCCAAATAGACGTCGAGCGTCTCGCGAATCCAGGGTGTAAAGACCTCCACAATCACCTGCTACAGTTCGTCCGCGCATTTCTACCATTTTTGAAATGGTTCTAATGCCCGTTGACTCATGCAAGGATTCTTGGGTGGTCAAGCCGCGGATGGTTGCGACTTTTTGCATCATACATGATGATCCAGGAACAGTAAGAACTGCGGTTTTTCCCAAAAGTTGGGTCAAATCACTTTCTCGCACAAGGTGCGGGGTGATGTCTTTGGCGCAGGGAATGCCGTACTTGGGGAGGGTTCCAATAATTAAATCGTATTCCTCACCCTTGTACGTCACTTTTTCCCATGTGATGGAATGAAGGGATAGTTCTGTTCCTTCAATTGCGCCAAGGAATTTAACTTCCACAGTTCCTTGTCCTGAAAGATCTGATGCGGCCTGGATTGCTGCCATTGAGTGATGGTTCATGATGAAGCGACGTTCCTTCAGCATAACAAATACGTGTTTTTCATAACCTAAGAGGTTCATTGTACGCATGTTTCTAGAAACTACGTCTCCGATTTGTTCTGCATTGGAATTGCCCCATGCTTGAGCCTTCACTACTTTGGATTTTGGCGCTGCTGGTGCTCGTGAGCGCTTGGGATGGACGCCTTTGCTTTTGCCCGATTGGTATGCCTGCTTGAATTTCTTGAATTCAGCATATTCCTCATACATCTCTTCGATGTTTTCTTCTTTTACGCCGAATTCGCGTAGCCACTTTTTCGTTGGCATCTTTCCAACGTCTTCATCTTCGAACTCCACGTCCTCATCGTCTAGAGCTTCCGTGTCATAGACCTTTTGTTGTCCGTACCATGCCGGCCAGTATTGACGGTATTTGAAGGATCCGCCATCTTCTCCGGTTTCGGCTCGGTAAATGCCGGTCTTCCACATTTCTCTGTCCATGTCAGTTGATGGAAAGTCTGCTACTTTGTTCTTGTTGTAGCGACGTCTTTCTATGATGGCTTTTGTGCCAACATATCCAATGCCTACCACGGCCAAAATGCCGAGCAGGTTCTTGATGGTGCACAGGGCCCACATTTTCTTAAACAAATTCTTCGTTTTGTTCCAGAACGTGTTGGTTTCCTTGATGTCTTTTGCGTGCGCCTTAACGTCGAGTGACATGTCTTCGAGTGGATCATATTTGTGGAAAGCTCTATTGATGTAATGACCAATTCTTCTTGGTAGAACTTGGCTCGAAAGATAAGCAATCGCATTTTTGATGCTCATGTTGCGAATTGCTGTTACGTGATAGTCCGTGTCTTCATCGGGCTTCACTTGAAATGCATCCTCAGGGAGTGGAACCTCTGAGGCGGGGGGTGGCCGAGTGGCTTTTTCAAATGCTTCGGCTCTCTCGTAGTCGGCTTTGACTCGGGCTACGTATTTGGCTTTGGCTCGAGTCTTCTCCATCTTCGCTTTTTGCTCAGCCATGGCAACTTCTACGGCCAACTTCTCATCTTCGGGGCTTTGTGCCAAAATTTCACGGGCGTAATCAATGCAAGAATTCATTTCTGATTTTCCTTTGTGCTCTCTCAATTTGAGCTCTTTTCGCAATGCGTCGCGAACTTCTTCGAAACTCATTGGGTCTCCGCTGACTAAACCAGTTGCGGGGTCCCAATATCGAAATTCGTAGATGTCTTTACGCAATGGACCTTGTGCAATTTCGGGCTTAATTTTGCCACTGGGGGTGACGCAATCAGCCTTAATTTGCACATTGTAGGAGAAACGAATTCTGCGATGAATAGCCTCGTGGCAGACTAATGACGGCGGTGTTAGTGCCGTGAGATTGGTGGTTGCAATATACAGGCAAGACTTGAAGAAGCTTGAAGCTTTTTCTTCTAGTCGAGCCATGTGCAAAGCGTACGGAAACGAATTTGAAATCCTTATCAATTCGTCGTACTCAATGTTTGGATTGGTAGCACTGTCTTTCAGCTGACCGAAGTCATCGACAACAGTAACGAGTTGGCCATGATAGCCATCCCAAAACTCTTGCTGAGCTGATCGACTGTAAACTTCCGATCCAATTGCATCCTCCAATTCTCGTGATGTCATGTCTGCGTTGATCTTGTGTTTGACTTTTAAAGCCTCAACGCTGAGAAGATATACCAGCTTGGTTTTACCCACGCCGGCTTTGCCTTGTAGAAATAGCACGACGGTTTCATCTCGTGGTTTTTGGTAATGTGGATTGCTGATGTTGGCATGATTGAAAACTCGGTAAACATATCCGGCATATCGATTTACAGTATCTAAAATTGGTTTGGTTCCTCGATACTTGTATTGCAAAGCAGT